GCCATGTTTCTCATAGGATTCTTTACTACGATTTGTAGTAAAGATATCTGGTTTAATTTTAAGAATAGGAACTTGTTGCACAATATGTTCAATATTGTATTTGTCACAATATTTTGCAACAGAACCTATACAGTGATGATATAATCTAGATCTTGCTCCAACAGCAACTTGATAGATCATTCTTTTCATAACAAACTTCTTTCAATTTATTTTTTAGGCTTTGTGCCCATTGCTTGTGCGCCAAAGAATGCAGCAACAATAGCCGCAACAGATACAAAGTAAACTGCAGCCATATCACCTAGGATCTTAGCAGCCTGATCGACGCCAACTAACACTGCAATCAATACAATTGCTGGATATAGTAGCATACCTGCTAAACTAAACCAAGCCATCTTACGCTGTGCATCACGCATTGCATCCGCATCTTCTAGTTCTTTACGCTTAAACTCAAGGTACATTTTTTCTTCTGCTTCGCTGACCTTTCCGTCACCGTTGCTATCTGCAGGATGAAAACCTGCTTCTTTGATCTCTTCCGCCATTTTCGTACTCCGTAATGATTGCTTCGGCAATCTCTAATGCCGTTTGGTATCCATTACGAAGTGAATTGGACTTATGTCCATTCTCCACAAACCACTTAAGGCTATTTATATCAGAACCATACTGTTCAAGTTTAAAGTCCTCGACTGTTTCTTCAAACCGCGTCCTTAAGTTCAAAAGTTCTTGCACGTTCAACTGCTATCTCCAATTTTTCATATAAAGTTAATAAATCATCTTGGTCTGTCTGAAAAACAATACCAATACCACCAGCATCAATCCATCTTTGGATATTATCTGGTCTATCATCCACAAGGATGTTTGGTTTACGAGTAAGTTTATTCCAAGCATACTTATGTTTGTTAGAAGTAAAGATCATATTCTCCTGAAGTGGTGGAATATAACCATTTCTTTCTAACCACCTACGTTTCCAGTATGCTGAATTATCTCTATCACCACGAAGAGGAGAAGAACAGATACCCCAATCGTTGTTTGAGATTTCTTCGACAAAGGTAACGATACGATTTGATTCTGCAAATTTAGGAAGTGTATTAAACCAATCCGTATTTCGTAGAGAAGCAAATGCTGCCTCTCTATCGTTCAGGGATTTCCAATGGTCAACATCAAATCTAACTCTGATAGCACCGAAGAAATCGGCAATTACACCATCCATATCTAAAAATACTGTCATAATTTATCTCCTCTTTAATTATAGTAATATTATACACTATTTTCACGTAAATGTACACAATAAAATGCACTTAAGAGAAAAATAATTTACGCCTGTCATATTCTTTTTTAGTATCGATGAGAAATTGGATATGGTTATCACGGTGTTCTTTAAAGACGAGAGGTTCATTATCATCTACATCCATGATAACCACAGTGTTTGTGATGGGTATACCAGTTCTTTCTTCCCACATGACAGCATATCCCGCCATCTGAGCAAAGTAATTGGTAATCCATTCTTTTTTCTTAACTCTTTTAGAAGTCTTAAAGTCTACAATAGATGGTACACCATCAAACTCAGCGACACAATCGACTCTGCCAGCAAGCCCAAGATGAGAAGAATAAAGGGGTACCTCAAGACCATATATCGTTCCAAGTCTTTCATCAAGGATCGGACGAAGATTTTCGAGAGATTGTCTAATGTGCGGAAGGAATTCAGTAGTATCTTCATTTAACAAATACCTTTCAACGATAGAATGTACTAGGGTTCCACGACCAGCAGCGCGCTGACCGATCTTATTTGCTTCCTCGTCCCCTACACGAGCCCTCCATTTAGCAATGCTTTCTTCACTAAGAATACTTAAGACTGTTGTAATGCTAGGATACTTGCGACCATCAGGAGTAATATAAGTCCTACCTGTTGACTGTGTGTCTGCAACCAAATCATCATATCCGAGATCCACTGTTTCATGTTTAAATTCCTTTTTCATTTTTTAATATTGCTTTGACGACCAGCACCTTTATCAATTCTACCTAACAAATCTTTCCATCCATCGCTTGTTTTAGAATTGGCATGAGTTGCAGTCGAAGACGTAAAATGTGGAGGAGTTAAAACTCTTATTACATTTTCTTGAGCATCTAATAATTCTTGCAATTCTTTATAAGAACAACTAATATCCCATTCAACTTGTGTTTTAAGATCTTTTAGTGTGTACACTGGCATTTCGAATTTCATCCTTTACTTCTGATACTCGCTGAGTCATCCAACCAATAGCAGTACTAATATGCCCAGTGTCATGAGGTCGTATACATGATTTTGCGTGCTCAATTTCTTTATATAGTACTTCTAAATAATCTAGTTTATCCATTAACATACTTCCTTATGTTCGAACCAATATGGTTTAGGCCTAGTTTTTTCCCATGCCATTTTAAAACGATCTTGTTTAGTCTGATAGAATGCACGATAAGATTTAATCGGATCTTTGAACATACATTCTGGATTTGATTGCATTGCAAGTTTAAATGGTGTCATACCGCCCTTAGGTATATTGTGTGGTAATGACCATAGCGGACTTTTTAGTTCGCTTGATTTATGTATCTTACCAAAACGGTAATAGAATTCCTCGCATAGAGCTTCGAAATGTTTCCAATGCCATAGGTAATTGTCAGAGGATTCCATTGTCCACACTGTACAAGGATGCTTGTAGTGAACTGCTTTGTATAGAATTTGGTCCATCTCAGGATCATCGAACAAACGGTAATGTTTAACCATACGCTTGCCAGATTTTGATGGCCCGATTTGTACAGTACCATCGAGAATACGATGGGCAGTGGAAAGCATTTGAGCACTTTCCACCACCATCTTAGGTACATGCTTGTCACACTGCATTTGAGCTGCGACAGCAGGATCTTCGTGTAAAATAAAAATATTCATAATATAATTATAACCTCAATCACCTAATTTGTAAACAGTTATTTTTACCTATCATTGTAAAGTGGGCATAGGCAATTGTCCTGTTCTCATTAAATATTCTTGTCGTATTTTCCATAATCTCATTAATACTCTCCGTTTCCGTCTGTCCTTTTGTTTTCTTATTTTTAGCCAATTTTCATTGATAAGATATAATTTTATTCTCTTATCTATTCTATTTTCTTTCTTATCAGTTAGTTGGCGGTACAGTCTCTTTTGTTTTAACGGTTTGAGTTGCGGGTGCATACAGTCCCCTACTTGTTAGAGTTAATCCTTGAGCAAACCTGGAAAAGCCTCCTCTACGATTGGCCTTGTAATGTATTTAGGTGGTTTTTTATTAATCATTGAGACGAGTATCTCAGCATCTTTTGGATGGACAGATTCAAGCATGCCTAGAAAGATTCTTTCTCTCTTATATGCTGGCATATCATCGGATTCTTTAATTCCTTTTACACAATACTTAAATCTTACATTCTCACGAAGCAGGTTCGCGGGATGGTTATGAGGTTCTGCTGGTGTATAAGGCACTTCGCCAGCAGGCAAATTCCATACAACACCAGAATCAAAGGTGCCACGTAAAACATCTTTAAGTGCCCAAGATTCATTTTCTTTTAAAATACGAATCTTGTCTTCTTTTAATTTTTGCTTTGCAGCTTCTTGCAAAACTTCAAAAACATACTTTGCCATTTATAAAAATTCCTCCACGGATTCAATTAGCATTTTCATATTATTATTTATAAGATAAGGAAATACACGAGACCTTTTATCAGTTTCGGTAATCCAAAATTCATCGATTATCTTTTCACGCAACTCATCCGGAGTTTTAGAAAGATCGATAAGCTTTTCATTACGACAGTAATTACGATACCAAGAAGCAGCATAGAGCAATTCACCATCAGCAAGATCTTCGATAATAGCTTGTTTCTTCTTCTTTGATAGCGGCGTTTGCCGTTCACCGTTGACAAATGTATCGTCATGTGATAAGACATTTGGTATACCATCACCAGCATCGCCACTAAGAATCTTATCAATAAGATTAACTTTAGGTGTAGGATCTTTGAGCTCTTTCTTCTGCATATGAGACCATTGGCGTACATTGTTATATTGCTGTAACTGTAGGAAATCCTTGTCAGATGATACGATCATTACCTCTTCGTACTGACCGAATTCCTGTGTGTGTTCTACCATTGTACCGATGATATCATCGGCTTCGCAACCTTCGATATGAAGAACTTTGTAAGGAAAATTTTCTTTGATTTCGTCTTTGACTTTATGCATAATACGAAATGCTTCTGCCCAATCGAAATCAGAATCGTCACGACCTTTACGACGATTTGCTTTGTATTGAGGGAAGTAATCACGACGCCAGCTAGAGTGGTCACACGCAAGAATCATCTGACCGTATTCACTACGAAATTTCTTATTGTACATACGTAGAGAATTAAGTATCATATGACGTAGCATGTTTTCGTCATTGACTTTATTAACAGCAATTGTAGCAATTGCAATACCAGAGAAATCGACAAGAATCATAATATAGCTCCTACTTTTATTATAGGATTATTATATCACGCTTTTCCGTAAATGTACACAAATATTTTCACTTGATATGAAAAAACTTCAGGATACAATTCAGGATCCGCTAGTCGGTCTCCGTAATAACTAATAAGTCTTTGGGTAAATGTCTCGAATGAATTTTGCATCCTATAAACTCGTTGTAATAGTCGTCTCTTAATAAGACGTCATAGTCAAATTGTAATTTAGCTTCATAATAAGACATCTCACCTTTTGTCTTACAAAGTCTTAGGATTTCTCTTTTGTAACAATCTTGCCCTCGCTGTTCAACGAGTACTTGAAGTTCTTTATTAGATCCATAATATTCTCGCCAGTCAGACTCGACTCTGGTTCTTTGCCGTCGAGATCTCTTGCTATTCTTTGGTAATATCTTAGGCCGCCAGAAGTTCTTTTTACCGATATACTTTTTGTTTGTATCCAGTTCTGTGATAAGATACACAAATCCCTGGTACTCATCTGGGGTTTCATCGTAAGGTTGTTCATTGTATAACCACATATAGTTATATATTATTTACATAGATCCTCATATTTTATGGTATGAACTCTATGTTGTGCCATATCCCTTCCTAAATAACCAGGAATCTTTGCTTCTTTAATTTTAAATAATTTTATAATGAAATTAGTCAAAGTTTTCATTACTTATATCCTCCACTTCTGCTCGACGGCCGCAAATTGGACAGAATTCTGGTTTCTCTCCGCCCTCACAGAGTACTATAGTAACACTATAGCACTCTTCACATTCGATACGATATTCATTTTCCATTAAAAGTCAATCTCACAGGCACCTCCAGCACATGCTGCAGCGCCCATAGTATCTACATCGGTAAATACCTGTTCTGTAAGATCTTCGTTCCAATTAATTGGTTTCAGATTCTGTTGAATCTTATTCCACTTATGGAAAAGATATGCATCCTTCAAGCAATGTTCTGCTTTTTTCATATCACCTTTCAAATAGTTATTTGCAAAGTTTTCAAATCGTCTTACCCAATCCTGTCTTGCAGAATTTTCTGATGATTCAAGTGTGATATCCAAGCCATAACCCTGTGCAGTAGAACATGCATCCCATAGATTCGGGAATACTTTCATTGCATCTACTACAAGACCTGAAGCAAAGATTGCAGACGGTCCGTATTTACGAATCATTTGTTTTTCATCAATCACTGCAGTGTTTGGTGCCTGATTATAGTCCTTATCGCCAGACATGCTTAAAAACGAAATACCAGAGAATGAATAACGATTTTCGAATACATATTTTTCTACAGCATCCCAATCGTCAACAATGATTGTATTAGATACATTGTGTCGTACACCTTTATCTGCACAAAGTTCTTCATTTGTACCAGCAATAACCCAATGTTTTTGAGCTTTTGCTACTAATTCTAAATGTTTTACCCCATAAAGTTCATCTTTATACATTGAACCTTTATTAGGAATAATAGGAAATGAAATTACAACATCAGTACCATTAGCAGACCATACTGATTCTTCTACCATATATGGATTTGACTTAATAATAGCCTGTGTAATCTCAGATTCTTTATTCATTTGGATATTACGGATGTACATAGGGCTATGCTCGGCATGTATGCCGGAAGCAGTTTGAAGTAATACGGAAGCATTGCCACTGGGCTTAACACAAGTAGTCCGAGCAGCAGGATTAATACCAATAATGTTGGCAACTTTCTTATTGATATCCTTGACAATCTTGGCTCCCTTTTCTAAAATTTTTTCATTAAAAAGAATATCAGGATTGTTCATCCAACCAGTAATTGATACACCTAGCAATGCTTCTCTATCAAAAATTTTCTTTGAAACTGGTGATAGAAATTTAAAATCTGTATAACTGGCTTGTAATGTACCTAAGATAGCACCTGCACGGCATGCCTTATAGAAATCTTCTTCGGTTTTACACGAGCCACCATTAATCTCGGTGAGGTTACAACCTTGCCAACCTGATTCAC